AAAACTACAACATGTAATCCAATCTTATGATACTGCATTTAGTGCAAAAGAAACTGCCGACTATTCTGCTATTACAACATGGGGTGTCTTCTTTCCTAAGGAAGATGGTAAACCTGCAATGATATTATTAGATGCTATGAAAGGTAAATTTGACTTTCCAGAACTAAAAGCAATCGCAATGGATCAGTACAAATACTGGGAACCAGAGTCCGTGATCATTGAGGCTAAGGCTACAGGGGAACCACTCATGCAAGAGTTCAGACGGATGGGGATTCCTGTCATTCCATTCGTACCATCACGGGGCAAGGACAAGCATTCACGGGTCAACGCCTGCGCACCAGTATTCGAAAGTGGCCAAATATATTATCCAGAGGATGAGAAATATGCTGAGGAAGTCATTGAAGAATGCGCAGCTTTTCCTCATGGAGCTCACGATGACTATGTCGACAGTACCACACAAGCCGTGTTAAGATACCGTCAAGGAAACTTCATTGAGTTATTAAATGACCATGAAGAAGAATTATATAACGTTCCAAAGGAGTACAAATATTATGGGTAAGCTGACAATAGAACAAGCTAAAAAATTTATGGAAGCAGCTAAAAATGCTGAGACAAATCCAATTGATGATAAGTTTTATCCTGAAAGTGAAATTACAACGGCAGATAAAATTGATACAGGTGAACCAAAAAATTTGCCTGCAAAAAAGAAGATGCCTGGAATAAAACAAAAGATTAAAACCATAATTAAAAAATCTAAAGATTATGTAAATGAAACAGGTGATTATCTTATGGGTAATAAATCAAAAAATGTCATAAATAGAAAAAGCGGATCTTCAAAAGCTGAAAAGAAAAAAATGCCTAAAGCTAGAGATATGGCAATGGGTAATAAGAACATTGTTTACTTAGGAGATCCTTATATGGTTGATGGTGAAATGTTTGATCCTGTAAAAGCACATCCAGAAGATTATTTAAGACCTGAGGGCGCAGACAATTACAGTACAGGCGGTGAGATCAACGTCGGCAAAGGCGGAGATTATATTAAAGATTTGATTGACTAATGTCAGGGTTAAAAGAATTAATCGAATCAGGAAAGTTTGAAGATCAAAATACATCTTCAGTTCCAGGAGATAATGATTCTATTTATTCTGAACCTTATGACCCAAGTGCTGCTAAAGGATTAGGGGCTATCGCATTAGCTGGTGCAGGAGCCGTGGCTCTTAGAACACCGATTGGTAGAGCCTTGAATAAAATAGCTAGTCTTAGAAAACCTAAGATTGACGTTTCACGGATCAAGGAACCAGTTGATGAGGTAGAAGAAGTTTTAACTATTGCACCAACTAAGATTGAAAGAGGTCGGGCAATGACTAGACCTCAAATATCTCAACAAGAACAAATCAGACAAGAAGCAATTCAAAAATCTAATGAGTTGAAAAAATTAGCTTACCAACAACCTTTATCCAGAGGGGGTAAGACTAACAGAATTGGTTCATCACTTTATGACTACATTGCAAGACACCCGATTGTAGGTGCAAGAAAAGCAAGTGAATGGATCAGAGATTTTAAATCAGGTGGTCCTGGATCTTTTAAAACAGGAAATCCTGAGTTTAAAAACATTAACCAAGCGGTAAAGAAAGAAGAGCTGTGGGATTCAAACTTATTACAATTAAATAAACAAGGTGAAGCTGTCGGTGGCTTTTTAAAAATAGCAGAAGAAAAAGGTATACCATTAACTAAAATGGATCTTTTATATATTGTAGAAAAGGCTCCTGTTAATAATTTAAAAATGAGAAAGCTTACAACTAATATAAAGTTAGTAGATGATGTAGAAGATACGGGAAGACAATTAAATTTAGGTTTACAAGACATTAGAAATAAAGCGGTAGCTAAAGCTGGTGATGAAGCTGACAATGTTGCTTTGAGTGAGTTAATTCAAGATGCTAATGCAACTCAAAAGTCTATAATGAAAACAAATGCAAGAATTACAAATCAATTTAGAAGTGTAGATACAAGTGATTATGATGATATTAATAATGTGTTTAGTAATGACATACAAGCTTATAAAAATTTAGCTGACAAAGCTCAGCGATTAGGGATTACAATGGATATGGCTGAAGTAAATAGATTAACAGATTTAGCAAAAGCAAAAGATACTGAGCTAACAAGATTGTTTGGTTTACAAAAGACTCAAGGTTTCTTACCAAAGTATGGTTCTTATAATGAATACAGAATTAAAGGTGGTGATGAGTATTTTGAAAATGTTGTTTACTACCCAAAAAAATTACCGATGGGACAAAAACTAGGCAGTGAATATCAAAAACATTATACGAGTGAATATGGTAGCACTAAGGCAATACCTAATCAGGTCTACCACACAAGAGGAAGCATTAGATCTGGAGGAACAAATCAAAATCAAAAAGTTATGTTGATAGATGAAATACAATCTGACTATCACCAAAAATTAAGAAAAGTAAATCCTACAAGAGATAAGGTAGTAAATGCGTTTGGTAATGAGATTGAATTTTTCTCAGCAAATAGAAAATTAGAAAATATTGTTAATGAAATGACAGCTATATCTAGAAAAGGAGTAGCCAAAACAAAAGAAGATATGGATAGGTTTAGAAAACTCTCTTCAGAATTTAATGAGTTAAGAAAGAATTCAATGAATTTATCTAATATAGCAAAACAAGAAGCTGGAGAGGGTATACCTTTTTTACCTTTACATGGAAAAGAAAACTGGGGAGCACATGCAATTAAAAATCAAATTAAAGATGGAGCAGATAGGGGTATAGATTGGGTTGCAATATCTCCTGTTGAAAATCTACATCATGCTAAAAGAACACAGTTTTTAGGAGACATTGAATTTTATGGAACTAGAACAGGTAAAGCAGGATTTAAAAACTATGGTCCTGGACAAGGGGTCGTGCGAAAAGATTCTAATGGTAATGAAGTACCTGCAAAAACAGATCCTAACAAAAAAGCAACTTTACCATCTGTTATGGAGAAACTAGCAAAACAATATAATTCAGAAGTTAAAACGATACCTGTAGCAAAGTCAGATCCCAATAAACCTTTTAAAGTGGTGACAAATATTAATGTAAAAAAAGCGTTTGGCTTAAATCCTGACAGAGCAGGCACAGAACATGTAGCTGCGTTTAGAACTTCTGATGAAGCACAATACTATGCAGGTAGATATGGTGGAGACGTTATTGAGATGCAACCTGGCGATTCTAGATTATATTTTGATGCATACGCTATAAAAGTTACTCCAGATATTGTCACAAAACCTTTCAAAGCCTATCAGTCGGGTGGTCTAGTCGTAAATATATTTGCGTGATATTATAAATCTGTTATAACAAATAGGAGATAATTATCATGGCAAGCAAAAAATTAAAAAAAGCTATGAAGGCAGCCTTAATTGGTTTTGCTGGAGCTAAAATGCTAGGTGCCGGTGCAAAAGGAGCAACTGCTGCAAATGTTGATAGTGGTAGAGGCGGTTCTTCTGCAAGTGCAATAGCTAGAAAAGTAGCAAACAAAGCTAGATACAAAGATAGTATCATGAGTGGTGGAGCTGGAACAAAAGCTGGTTCAATCGGTATGGGACAAAAGATTAAAAACTTTCTTACTAAAGAAGTTATTAACATCCCTAAAACACCTGGAAGTGAAAACTTCGGACTTGGTGCTATGGATGGTGCTAAAGCAGGTAAAATGATCAAAGCTAGAGGCGGAAAGATGGTTAACTTAAAACCAACTAAACTATACTAATGGCTGAAATAGAGAAACAAAATGAGCTTCCTGAAGAAGAAGTTGAAACAGAAGAAGTTGATGTAGAAGTTGAGGGTGAAGAAGAGCTTCCTGAAGAGGAAGCACCTGAAGAAGATTTTTATAGAAACCTAGCTGAAGATATGGATGACCGAGTTCTTGGTCGAATGTCTGCACAACTTGTTCAGGATTACAAACGAGATAAAGTTTCAAGATCGGATTGGGAGCAGGCTTACACCCAAGGTTTAGATTTACTTGGATTCAAGTATGTTCAAAACACTAGACCGTTTCAAGGTGCAAGTGGTGTTACCCATCCGCTCTTATCAGAAGCTGTAACACAATTTCAAGCACAAGCTTATAAAGAATTATTACCAAGTGACGGTCCTGTAAGAACTACAGTGGTTGGTGCACAAACAAAAGAAGTTGAAGATCAAGCAACTAGAGTAAAAGATTTCATGAACTATATGTTGATGGAAGAAATGGAAGAATACACACCAGACACAGATCAACTTTTATTTTATTTACCACTTGCAGGATCTGCATTTAAAAAAATTTACTACGATGAAATCAAACAAAGAGCAGTTGCTAAATTTGTACCTGCTGAAGATTTAATTGTTCCATACTATGCAACCGATTTAAAAGATTGTGAAAGAATTACTCATCTTGTTAAAATGTCAGAGAATGATGTTCTTAAACAACAAAAAGCTGGATTCTATAGAGATGTAGAACTTGTACCAAAACAAGCTGAGAGGAGTCCGATACAAGATAAGTTAAATGAATTAGAAGGTGTTAAACCTGCTGGAGAAAAAGAATATCAATATAATATTTTAGAAATGCATATCGATCTAAACTTAAATGAGTTTGAAGTTGAGAATGCAGAGAAAGAAGTAAAATTACCATATGTCGTTTCAATAGATGAAGGTTCTGGAGAGATTTTATCTATCTACAGAAACTATAATCAAGATGATGACACTTACACAAGAAAAGAATACTTTGTACATTACAAATTTTTACCTGGTCTAGGATTCTATGGCTTTGGTTTAATACATATGATCGGTGGATTATCTAGATCTGCTACTCAAGCATTAAGACAATTGCTCGATGCAGGTACTTTAGCGAACTTACCTGCTGGATTTAAGTCCAGAGGAATAAGAATTCGTGATGATGATCAACCTTTTCAACCTGGAGAGTTCAGAGATGTCGATGCACCTGGCGGAAATATCAAAGATCAGTTCCAAATTTTACCTTTTAAAGAGCCAAGTGGTACTTTATTCCAACTTTTAGGCTTCGTAGTACAAGCAGGACAGCGTTTTGCATCAATTGCAGACATGCAAATGGGTGAAGATGCACAAAATAGAGCTGTTGGAACGACAATTGCGTTGTTAGAACGTGGTTCGAGGGTCATGAGTGCTATTC